GCATAGTGCGCTGGGATATCACTCTCCGAGAGAATACCGGCGGCAGCGGGCATCGTTAACTTAAGATACAAAAGCTGTCCGGAAATGGCGGGTCAAGATCACTACATGGGCCAGAATACCAGGCGCAGGAAGGACAATCAGGCTTGCCAATAACTCAGGAAGCGACACCTTGCAAATAGGGGGTAGCGACAGCATTACGATTACAGCATCCAATCTTGCACCACATACACATCCGATTGATGTCAACTCAGATTCTTTCGATTATGGGAGCAAAACAACCAGCACATATTCTCATTCACACACGGTTGGGCTTAAAAGCGTTGGAACATTAACAGGTGGCGCTCAGGATAGGAGTAGCGATGACATTATTTCTTCACAGTCAACTACAACATCATCAGATAATCATGCGCATTCAATATCAATAGGTGCGCATTCTCACCGAATATCGGGTGACACAGGTTCAACCGGTTCTGCAACCCCAATAGATACTACAAACCAATATATTAAATTAGCTGGATGGTACAGGACTGCATAATGGCCGAACAAAAAGTAAAACTTACTGAGTTGCCAACCGCGACCGATACACTTGATACAGCGCAGCTCTTGGTCAATCAGAACAGTACCGACCAGAAGCTTGCTATTACACATCTGTTGCGTGCAAAGAACAACCTTTCAGAACTAGAGGATTTTGCACAGGCTCGAGCAAATTTAGATGTTCCTTCTGTAGAGGAAGTAAATAACAAGTTATCAGGATTTATTGACGGGTCTTATACATTTATCGCTGGCGGGTCTTTAGCGTCACGATCTGATTTTATCTGGGATGAAGATACTAAATCCTGGTATTACTGGTCAGGAGTATTGCCAAAAGAAGTTCCAGCCGCTTCCAATCCTGACTCTACAGGTGGGACTGGTGTTGGTGCATGGATTCCTGTTGGAGAATCAGTACTGCGAGGAGACTTAGCAAAACCAACCGGATCTTCGCTCATTGGATATCAGTATCCTGCGGATGGCAGTGTGCCAAGAACGGTAGAAGATAAACTTGGAGATTTCGTTAGTGTGCTGGACTTTGGCGCAAAAGGCGATGGCGTAACAGATGACTCTATAGCCTTTCGAGATGCCATTGCTACTGGAAAAACGGTGTATGTCCCTGATACATCAGGTAACAACTTGGGGTGTGTTTATAAAGTAAGCGGTATTGATGTAACAACTATTAAACTTGTTGGAGAGTCTCAGCGCGTCGAAATACAACCAGTATCAACGGCAACACGAATATTAAACTTAAAAGGTACATCCCCAGCATCACCGGCAAGAGGATGTTTTATACGAAATATTACGTTTTCTTCCCCAGCAACTTCTGAAGGTCTCTTTCATGATGCTGTGCTTTTGGAGAACACAAACCAGTGCGACGTATCAAACGTCACTCTATACCTAGTTCAGTTGACAGTGCTCGGGCATAATTACCTACGGCTTGATAAAATTAATGGTATAGGAGCGAGGTTATCTGTTTCAAGGCACAGCGGAGATAGCATTGACAATGCAGTAGGGTTATTACTTAAAGACTCGTTTTTAGCCTACAACAGCGAAGTTGACATAAGGAATAGTACAGACACAAGAATAGTTGATACATATATCGCAAACAGCAAAAGTGACGGTAGAACAGGACTAAATCACGATTATGACGCTGAGTTTTTGCCAGGAGGTTCAGTATTCTTTGGCGGTGTCTTGATGATTACAAACGTAATTTGCGAATGCGTGTGCGTAATCAAATATACAGCACTATCTAAGTTTACAGGATTCTGGGCTGGCGCCTTTTATGGTAACGGACTGACGTTACTTAACTCATACGGCTTACTTGCAACAAACTGTACTTTTCACTACAGCACAGGCGCGGGTGTTTATGCCAGAAATCTTACAGATTGCACATTTGTTTCAAGCAGTTTTACCAACTCAGAGGGCGGAGGGTTTGATCTTGATGAATCAGTAAGAACAACATTTGTAGCTTGCACCTTCAGCAAATTTGAACTTTACGAATAAAGGAGTTTTAGGATGGCATCGTTAAATCAAGCATATGGACTGAACTGCGGGAGTAATAGCAGCCATACTAAGATCATAGGGTGTAACTTTACAGGTAATACCAGCGATAAAAACATAATTGGGGTAGGAAGTTACAAAACATGGTTCTGCACCGGGGTTCCTGACACATTGCTGTCAAATTATGGTAGCACCGCAGAAAGACCATCTAGCCCACCACCAGGATTTGAATTCTTTGACACTCAAATTGGATTGCCTATATTTTGGAATCCAGTTACTAACCATTGGATAAGGGCGGACGGAGTTGATGTATAAGCAAATGGCGGCATTTGCCGCCATTAAATATCATCATTCTATATTTATATTCTTATCATATGTTAAAATGAAGACATTACAAACATATTCTATTGAATGGGGAGTTCCAAACTCGGTTTTTACTATGTTAACCTGAGTATCGTCAGGTAATATAAAAAAATTGTTTCCTTTGTTGTACCATTCATTGTTTGTAAGCCATCTATCTCTTACAACCTTACCATTTTCAAACTTAATGTTAGCAATTTTTAAAGTTGAGTCTATGCCGACTGAGTTTGTATAGTCAAAGGTGGCATACCCAAACTCCCCGCCACTTTGTTTTATCTTTTCGCTTATGCAAGCAAACTGATCGTGCTTCTCATTTGATTCTTGTATGTTTATTGTTGAAACTCCAGATGCCATTCCAGCAAAAAATACGGAAAGAAGTATATATTTATTTTCATATTTTTCTCTTGATACAAAAATTACTAGCATTAAATATACAGGCACAAGGTATCTAATAGTCCAAATATTTCTAGGTAGGTTGCTTCCGACATATGCCGCCAACATAAGCACAATTGAAGAAATTATCAGTATATCAGTGAATGATAAACATCTAAATCTTAATGCCCTTTTAGCGGCAAAATAGATAAGAGCAAGGAAACCTAAAAACCTAGAAAATATAGAAAATGTGTCATAGGATAACTTTAATGGCTGCCCAAATATGTTGGCATTAAAGAATAGTAATGTACCCTGTATGGCTGTATTTATGTTGTTTGATATGTTCTCATACGTCACCACCCTTATGTCGTTTATTCCAGGTAAGTGGAACCCGTTTTGCACTGAAAATCCATATTTAATAAGTTTTGATATCAAAATTGATACCACAGCACTAAATGCTAGCGTTAAATATTTTTTTTCTCTATGTTTAGCAAACATAACTGTAGATGCTAAAATCATAGGTATTATATAAATAAACATTGATATATTATCACTGAACAATGATAGGGCGCTGATTATTGTAGCAATGATTAAGTTGACTATATTTTCTGTTGCATCGTATTTTTCAAGTAAAATTATTGACGCAAAAATGAAAGCATATGTCCCCATATGGATGCAAGCAGAAAGCATGGAAGTAACTGCCATATCAGCAGGAAAAACCACAAAAAATGTTAAGAGAGATATTGAAAGAAGCTTGTTTTTACTTAAGCTAAACATTAGCCATATAATAACCACATATAGTATTGATGGTATTACAAAAGCCAATGATTTTGAGTACCCAACTATTAGTGAGGATAACGCATAAATCACAACCTCAGTAAAGTAAAAGGGCACCGTGGAAAGCTCCCACCCCCTTAACAATACATTTCCACCAGCCACCTCTTTTCCTAGCAGCAGGACTGTGGCCCCATCAGTTATAGTTGGGAAATTATTAAAACTAAGTGTGTAATATAGTTGGTATAATACACACGTTAATAAAACCGAGAACGGTATATATATTAAATATTTCTTAAGCATGTTTATCTCTTTTTAAAATGTACTTAGGGCGGTTTTTTACCTCAATATAAATCCTTCCGATATACTCTCCAAGAACACCGATCCCAATAAGTTGAACGCCGCCTAGGAAGAGTACTGATACCAACAGAGAAGGATAACCGCGCACGGGATTACCAAATAAAAAAGTTCCAAGGATCATCCATGTTCCATAAAGAAACGCTAATCCTGCAACTAACAGGCCGATATATGTCCATATACGAAGCGGGAATGTTGAGAAACTGGTTATTCCCTCGAGAGCCAGATTCCACAACTTCCATCCGTTGAATTTTGTGCTACCAGCAACGCGTTCTGCGCGAGCATACTCAACGACATCGGTTATTCCTCCTACCCAACTCAATATACCTTTCATGAACAGGTTGCGCTCTGGCATGAGCTTGATGTTTTCCACTACTTCACGAGACATCAGGCGGAAATCGCCAACGTTTTCCTCAATCTTCGGATTGCTTATTTTGTTATGCAGCTTATAGAACCATTCAGCCGTCTTGCGCTTTAGGCGACCATCGGTGGAACGGTCTGTTCGTTTAGCCAGAACCATATCAGCACCAGCCAGCCACTTCTCAATAAGATGCGGTATGACCTCGATAGGGTCTTGGAGGTCTACGTCAATCGGGATAATCGCCTCACCTGTAGCATGGTCTAACCCAGCGAACAGCGCTGGTTCTTTTCCGAAGTTACGAGTGAACGACAGAGGCTTAACGAGAGGGTCTGAAACGGCGATTGAGTGTATGATCGCCTCTGTTGCATCCCTGCTCCCGTCATTGATGAAGACAATCTCGACCTCATAGGGCTTAAGGCCTTCAAATTCTCTAACTGTTTTGTAAAAAATCGGTATCGCGTCTTCTTCGTTGAATACTGGTACCACCAGAGAAATCTTCATTGTTTTTCCCTAAAGACAACATGTTTCGAATAAAAGAAACCACAAATCAGGCTAATAAGAGAAAACTCTACAAGAGTGATGATGGGGGAAATCTGATAGTAATCAGACACCTTACCAACCAGTACGCTCATTAGACCCATAAATGTGACAAAGAGAAAATAACCTCTAACTTTGGGCTTTGATTTGAATGTGAATGCAGCATTGGCGAAGAACGAAAATGTTACTGCCGTAGCAAATGCCAGAAGGTTTGCAGCCGCCTGGTTTACAGAGAGCATGTAGACGCCAACTGAGAAGACGATCCAGTGAATGGCGGTGTTAAACACGCCGACCGTTAAATATTTTGAGAATAGCTTAAGCATATGAGTGTTTGGGTAGTTTTAGAGTTCAGCGTAGTTTATCACCTAAGACCAATCTGATCAGCACTTGATCAATTCTGGTAGGTGAAATACTGTATTTATATACAGTGTGCGCCGGGAGACCGGTAGAGATCAAGGGGTGAAAGTCCCCGACCATTGAAGGACCAGCAATCCACAAGGTCCCCGAGTC